GAACCCGTCGCCGTTGGTGGACGTGATCTGCCCATTCTGGAAACTCTTGCAGCCGAACAGCCGGTTGTTCGCGCCCGCGATGAGGAACCCTTCCAGGCCCGAGTTACCGGCGGTGCAGCCGAAGATGTTGGAGTCTGTGCAGGTCAGGTGGAAACCGTTCCCGTCGCAAGACCGGACCTGTACGTTCCGAAGGTGCGCGTCACGGCAGTCGGCGGTCAGGTGCACGCCGTCGTCCTTGCAGGAGCTGATGAGGAGGTCCGACAGGATCGGCATCGAGTCGTTGAACGCGAAGCCGGTGCCGCCGGAGTTGCTGAGGAAGATGCCGTGGTGCGCGCCCGCCCCCTGGTTCGCCTTGTTCCCGAACAGCCACATGTCGCGCACGCCGACCCGCTCGACGTCTGCCGTGTCGAGGACGATCATCGACGTGTCAGCGCCGTTCTTGAGGGTCAGCTTAGTGGACGTGCGGCCGGTGCCGCGCAGCTCCACGAAGTCCTTGAGCTCCAGGGACGCGGCGATCGCGAAGTCTGCCTCCGGTAGGAAGACGATGCCGCCTCCGGCCGCGGCGGCCGCGTCGATGGCCGCCTGGATGGCGGGCGCGTCGTCCGTCGCCCCGTCACCCACAGCACCGTAGTCGGAGTGGGTAACGTCGTACCACGGGCGAGCGGACGTGCGCACGTCGCCGTAGTCCCCGGCGGTCTTAAGGAAGTAGTCCAGCGACGAGGTGACCGCCGAGCCGTCCACCCCCACCTTCGCTTGCAACGCCTCGATCGCGTCGTAGGCGTTGTCGTGGACGGTGGAGTGGACCGGGTCGTCCCCCAGCTGCTGGGACGGGGTCGGCCGGTTGTATGCGTCGAGCGCGGCCGGGTAGTTGGTAGTCAAGACCGGCCTCCCCCTTTGTCCGGGCCGTTAGGGTCCATCTCAGCCCGCTGCTTGTCCGTCATCAAGCCTAACGCCTTGTCGAGCCGTTCTGTGACTGCTGTGAGCCGAGAGTTCACGAGGTCGTGGATCTCGGAGAGCTGGACGCCTTGAGCCATCTGCGTGACGCCCTGCTGGAGCTGCTGTTCTGTGCCGGCACCGCCCTTGCCGCCGTAGTAGAAGCCGAGGACGGGGCCTGAGAGCGTGCCGAGGAAGGCGAGGGCGATGGGGCCGTCGATCTCATCTTTCACGATGAGCAGGTTCAGGGTCATCAGGGCTCCGATGATGGCGATGGACGCGATCAAGCCGCGCACGTCGCGATCGGGTTTGGTACGGGTCACTTCGCTCATCAACGCCTCCGGAAGACCTTGAAGCCCGCCGCCTGAAGTCCCCGGCGGAGCGGGGCGAAGGCGCGCATCTTCACCGTGCCGAACTCGATCCAGTGGGACGTGAACTTCTTCGCGTTCACCCGGCCGATGAACGGGCCGCGACCTCGCGCGCCCACGGTCGCCTCGATCTGGTCGCGGTAGCCCTCCGTCTCCGGGCTGCCGCCTCGCGGCGCGTACCGCTTCGCGTGCCCCTCCACTGCCTCGGCGTAGGTTTTCAACGCCGCGAACATGCGGGGTGTCCGCCCCAGCTTCCGGGCTGCCGCGAGCGCGGGTCTCACCGTTACGATGCTTTTTGCCAACCTAGCCCAGCTCCTCGATCGCATCCAGTTCCACGTGGTGCCCGACCCGGCGGTCGTCGTAGCGGCGGGGCTCGCCGTCTACCTTCAAGGTCCGACCTTCCCAGAGGATCGTCGAAAGCCCCGTCGCTGTGGTCGTCGAGAGCAGAAACACCTTGAATCGCGTGCTGCGTGTGTCTCGGTTCACCGGGTTCGTTAGCTCCTCCTCCGAGCCGGTCGGGGTAACACGCGCGGGCTCGTCCGCGGATGTCTCTGCCAGCACAGGGTTCCCGTACCGATCCGTACTGTCGATTGTCGTGCCGGGGGTCGTGACGGTGACACTGTGGATCAGCAGCGAGCGATAGGACACATCCTACCCCCCGCCTACACGTCTGCCAGTAGCAGGTCCAGCTCAGTAGCGAGCCGCGTGCGGTTCTTCGTTTCGTCGGCAGGCGGGACGATCTCAGAGACGACCTGCGTTGGGTCGATGTCCGCCTCACTCGCGTAGAGGGCGCGCATGTGCGCCTCCGCTTCCTCGCGAGTGGGGTGGCACTTCTCCAGGGATCCGTCCTCCGTCTTGATCACGCAGAACTCGCCGTCCCGCTCCTCGATCCGCCAGGGCTTGGCACCCTCGTCCTTCGTTCCGTCCGGCTCCTCGGACTTCACGGTAACGGTGACGTCTACGCCAACGTCCTGCGCATTGCCGAACGCGACTAGCCCGTCATCCGAGACGGTGTAGTCTAGTCGGATGAATCGGTCCTCAGCCGCGTCCGATTCAACGTGGACGATGACGTAAGTGCTGTACGTTCCCGCCACACCGACCCAGATCCACGGCTGTCCTTCTTCGTGCGGGTACCCTGGGACGTTAGTACCCGCCCAAGCGCGGACGGCATCGTGGATGGTTTCCTGGCGCGCTTCCACGGAGCCAGCCAGGAAGGTGTAGACGTTCTTCCGCCCGCGCGACTTCTCCGCGTCCTCTTCCGGCTCAGGCAGCCCTGCCAGGACTTCGCCGATCGAAGTGTGCGCCCCGCGGAGCTTTGTCTCATTGGCCTTAGAGAGGACACGGCCCGCCTTGGCTGCGGCGGCTTCGAGCACGGACTTCACACCGAGAGTGGCGGTGTCAGGGTTCGCGCCCTTGAGCGTCGGCCCGATTTCGTGCACCCCAAGCTGGAGCAGCTCATTCGCGCCGTCCTTCGCCTTCCGCTCGTCTTCGATGTCATAGGCGAACGACCACTCCCGGACCCGGCGGGTCTTGAGAAGGTCGTATACCTGCGCCGCGAACGGCTTGTTCACGTCAAGCTGGCCCACGATCTTGAGCCCCACATCGGTTTCCTCCGCGAGCTCGGGGTCGGCAGAGCCGATGTGCGCAAACGGGTCCGCCCAGTCGTGGCTCCAGATGACCGGGATGGGGTCGCCCGAGCTCTTCCAGGATTTCAGCGAGGCGGCGAACGCTCCCTTGACGACACGGTCTCCCTGAAGGTCCACGTTCCCGAACACGGAGACGATCGCCTCGAAGCGGCCAGTCTGGCCATCCGCATCCGGAAGAGCCTTGAAGGATGCGATCTCGTAGGACTTGGTACGCTTCACTGTGCTACTCCTTCTCGTTTCCGGTTTCCTCTAGTTTACCCGCAAATCCCAGCCGGACGATCCAGAGGACATCTTCCTCTCGCGGCCCGGTGTCGAGAGCCTGCTTCAGCGCCGCGGGATCTGTTCCCGCTGCGTTGATTCGCGCGCGGGTTTCGGCGTTGATCCGCACCGCAACCGTCTTCCAGTCGCGCGTCTCGGAACCTTCCGAAAGATCAGCCGCGAGCTCTTTGTGCCAACGCTCCCAGGTGTTATCGTCAACGGGGAAGGACACCCCCGCCTTCCGCGCAGCCCCCGCAAGGGAGATCGCGGTCCGGTGCTGGCGCGCGTGGTGCCGTTTCAGAAGATCGCCAGCAGCCTGGACTCGCTTTGCATCCGGCTCCGCGTCCGGTTCCGGAGCAGGGGTAGACCGCTCTGCGAGCTGGGCCTGGAGCCACTTGAACTCCTCGTCGGTGAAGAGAACCGCTCGGCGTTGTACACCGTCGCCCGGCGTTTCGCCGGGAGCCGGGTCACCGCCCGGCGTCTCGATCGGAGCCTGCGGGTTTGCCTGCGGTCCCCCGCCCGCGACCGTATTCAACGGCACCGCCAGCTTGTCGCCGTCCTCCACCGGCGGGAGGTTCTCGAATGCCCGCGCCTCGTTGGGCGTGATCCAGGGCTGACCCACGGCGGTCGAAGCGACGCGCGCGCGCTCCAGGAACGACCCGCGGAGCTTTCGCTGAAGGTTGAACTCCGTGAACACGCGATGCTGGGTGTCGAAGGGCTCCAGCTCCGGGAGAAGCTGGAGGTCAATCTCTTCCGAGAAGCGGGTCAGCATCGGGTTCAGCCGCCCGACGTAGAATGCGGTCCGCACGTCGGGCGTCGCAGCTTCGTCATGCGCCCCGACGAGCCGAGGGTCAATCCCGAGTGCGGCGGCAGTTTCCTTGCGCGACAGTTCCCTAGCCCCGAGGTACTCCATCTGTTCGGGACTCCAGTTCGCGTCCACCCACTTCATTCCGTCTTCCAACAGCCCGGCCCGTCCGGCATTCGTCCACCCGGACATCCATGACTCCCAGTCCGAGCGCCACGCCTCGCGGGCTTCGGCCGACCACGGGGGCGCCTCGAGCGGGCGCTGCACGAGCCCGCTCTTGCGCGAGGCGTTCTTCCAGGTCCCTTCGCGGTTCTGCCCCGCGGCAGCCTCTTCGGCCAGGATCCGGCGGAGGGTCTCGAGCGGGGAGACGAACCCGTCGTGCAGCTCGGGATCGTACCCGTGAAAGATCACAAGCTCGGATGGCAGGATGATCCCGCTGTCCTGGGTGCGGTAACGAACGATCCGCTGCTTGTGGTCACGCTCAGGCAAGAGGGCGCTAGGCGGGACGCGAACTACAGCCCGGACCTGCCCTCGTACACGGATCTTCTGCCAGTAGGCGACGTTGTAGATGACGAAGTCGGACGTAGTGTCCTCCCAGAGCTGGTACCGCGTCACCCCGGGAGACGGGTGTGCTAGTACACGAGACAGATCGTGGTCCGGCAGTTCCAGCCGCCCGTCCGGAAGGCCAGGCGACGTCGGGACCTTCTCGTAGACCTTGATCTTAAGGTCCGCGGCTTCGCGCGCGAGGAACTCGACGACTGCTCGGACGTTCGGCTGCGTCCGGAAGATCTGGCCGTACGTGCCCCGCAGGCCGTAGAGGTTCAGGAGTGCCGTGAACGAAGGCGGGAACTCGACAGCAGGCAACCCGTCGGGCGTCGTGAGCTTCTGCCCGCGCCGCTTCCGCCAGCGATTGAAGAGGCCCATCTATCCGGCCCCGACTGCGCGGTAGCGGTCAAGGATGATCTTCTCGGCCGCGAGTAGGTCTACCCCGGCCGACTTCCGGGCCTCTGAAGATAAAGTATACGAATATCCACCGATACTTTCTTGGATGATGTCTGTCGCCTGCGGTTCGTCCCCCATGTGCTCGTACATCCGCCGCGCCGCGCTGAGCGTTGCCAGGACGATGTCGGCTGGTACGTTCGGATGGTCGAAGTCACTGTCACTGTCGGAGTCCACCTCGCCGACGTCCCAGCCGTGGTCGTAGGTGACGCGGACGTTCACGTTCCCCGGCGCCCAGCCTGTGCCGTCCACCCGGAACAGCAGGGAGCGCCGGACGACGTAGTCGTCGGCGTCTACCGTCTCGAAGTCGGCGGTCGTGCCGTCGCCCTCCTCTACGAGCGTGACAGCGCGCACGGGCCGCTCCGGTAGCCGGAGCCAGGGCTTGCCGAACCCGTCCAGGAGAATGACGTCGTCCGCGACGAAGGTGATCTCCTGATCCAGGTACTTTCGAACAGCGGCCTGTCCGGCCGCAAGTGCGAGGTCTGCGAGCGCGGCAGTCAGGGAGCTCTCCGCCACCTGTAGAAAGACGGCAAGATCCCCCCGCCCTACGTAATCCGACAGCAGCTTCTCCTCATAAGCACGCCAAGCCGACGGAAGGGCGCGTGCATTGAAGCGCCAGGAGGCGCGTGCGCGGAAGCGCCCCGCCGTCGGTCAAGCCTAGCTATCATACCGTAATTTTGTCCCCGGAGCGGGTGTACCCCGCTACCAGCTCCCGAACTAGTACCTTTCCCTGCTTCTTCGAGTCCGGTTGTAGTACCGGAACGTACTGGTCCACGGGCCGGGAGCCAGCCCCGGGAGCCCGGCTGACGGGGTGCTGGGCACCCGCGAGCGGGTGCTCGGCGCAGAGAGCCAGCATGGCGCCTGGCCTCCCCTTCGCGGCCCAGTACCGGTCCCCGAGCTGGATGTTGTGTTTTCCTGCGTCGTCCTGCCAGACCCGGAGCCCGTTGTGCCGAGGGCGGTCGTGGTGTAGAGCGTAGCCGGTGCCAGGCATCAGGTGGGATCGGCCGAGTAGGGTCCCGCAGGCCAGGCCGAGTGCTACATCTTCCGCCCCCCACCCCCTGAACCTCGGGTCCATCCCGCCTACTCGCTCGAACCCCTCCCGACTGACGATCACGAGCATCGCCGCGGTGGAGGGGGACGGCCGGTAGCCGTCGGCCCTGGAGATCATGGCCGGTGATACCGGCTCGGGCGCCGCGGGATCCAGCGCTCGGATCACTTGCGAGTCCTCCTTGGACAGCCGGTGCGCGGTGGTCCACGGGACAACCAGGACCCCTGTCCGGGCCGCGTAGTGCAGGCCCTTGATGACCTGCGGCATGTTCACCCAACTATCGGCGTCCGCGATCACGAGCATGTCCCCGCTCGAGCGGGAGTAGGCGTCGTTCACGGCGACGGTCTTCGCGAATGGCGTGCCGCCGTCGTCCGTCCCGACGACGATCTCCGCTTCGGGAAAGTGCGAGCGCCACCGCTGTTCCAGCCAGCGCCAGTTCGCGACCCGCTGCTTGCCGATCGGGCCACGCTCGGGGCGGAAGGGGACGAGGATGCTGACCTTCATTTGTGCCGCCCGCAGGTACAGGGTTTCCCGCGTGTGATATTCCACCGCGAACACATACCAACATAACCACCGACAAGCCCCGCTTTCTGTGCGGCAGCTTGTCGTTGCTCCGGTGTATGATTCTTGGCATAGTTAGAACCGCCCTTATGCCCCCACGCCTGCCGCTGTTCCTTCGTGCGGGCAGCGTGTGCAGCCTGGGAACCTATCCGAGCGCGCTCCTTGCGTTGCTCAGGAGTTGATTGCTCATAGGCCGCACGCGAGGCTAGGCGTGCTAGCTCCTTCCGCTGCTCGGGGGTGCGGTTCCCGTTAGCGACCAGGGCTCCTTTGCGCCCACCTGCCAGACCACCCGCACGCCCGCCAGCTTGGCCCCCCGCTGTGTAGTTACACTTCCAGTGCGCCAACCGCACGTTCTCCGGGGCCAGAGGCCCGCCCTCGCGCGCCAGGACAGGGAAGTGGTCGGCGCTGGGTTGCCAGGGCAACCGACGTCCCTTCTTCTCAAAGTATGCGCGTCCGTCAGGACACAGGCACGTCTCCATTGCGCACGCAAGCTCCTGGATGTACCCACGTTCAGACGCCAGAACGAGTACGCCTTGGGCGTCGAGAGCGACCAGCTGGTCAGAGAGACCCACGAACCCGCCTTTCGATCCACGGGTATAGGCGCGACAACCCGTCATGTAGAGACGTCGAAGGTTCCCACCCCAGGACCTCGCGTATCCTGTCGTTACAACTATTCCGCCCCCTGACACCTTGCGGCTTGGTCAGGTCATAACGGCGCTCCACCGGGTAGTCCGCGATCTCGCTGACGATGTCGATCAGCTGGTTGATACTGACTAGCTCTGAGGAGCCCAGGTTCAGCGGCTGCGCGCAGGCAGAATCTCCGATCCGGATAATCCCCTCCACGAAGTCGCCGACCCAGCAGTAAGACCGGGTCTGCTCCCCATCCCCCCAGACGTCGATCACGTGCTCGCCGGTGCGCTTCGCGGTCGCGATCTTACGGGCGATTGCGGCCGGGGCCTTTTCCCGGCCGCCCTGCCATTCCCCGTGGGGGCCATATACGTTGTGCAGGCGAGCCACTCGTGTCTCGAGCCCCCAGTCCTTGTGTGCGTACTCGCAGAGCTTCTCGCCGAACAGCTTCTCAAGACCGTAGCCGTGATCTGGGTCCGCGGGCCACGCAGCGTCCTCGCGCAACGCAGGAGCGTCCGTCTCCTGCTGGTCGTACACGGGGTACGCGCACGCGCTCGACGCATAGACGAACCGGCTCACGCCCTCCTCGGCGGCGGCCTTGATCATGTGCGCCGTCGTCAGGACGGTGAAGGCGCAGTCGGCTTCCTTGTCCGTGATGAAGCCGATCCCTCCCATGTTGGCCGCAAGTTGGTATACCCGCTCCGCGCCGTACACGGCATCCCGCGCGTTCCCCCATAAGGACAGGTCCGTCTCGGCCCAGTTCTCGGTCTCGTGGACCTGCCACCACTTGTCGAGCGGCTTAATGTCCACCGCCCGGACCTCGTGCCCGTCGTCCAGCAGTCGCCGGACCAGGTGTCCGCCCAAGGCGCCACCCGCGCCCGTCACGAGTATCTTCACTACGCCCCCTTCAGAACAGGCTTCCGCGGGCGCGATCGGAGGTCCGCCCATTCCCTCTGGAGCTGTTGCATATCCGTCCGCCAGACCGCGTCCGGGTTGTCGCAGGAGTACAGATATAGCGTTTCCGGTATAACAGCGCAGCGATGCCCCGCCATCTCCAGGCACGGCACCATCACGGAAGCGTCGGTATTGGCTTGCCAGTACCGCCCGCTTCGGTCGCGCAGGTCTGCCTCCGTCAGGTTCTTGAGCACCCGCCAGGACACCGTCCGCAGGTGGTTGAAGAACGGCCGGTGGTCGCGGTAGCCGCGCGCCGCGGTGACATGCGGCGGGTACGCCTGGGCCGCCCTGCACCCGGCCGCATCGGGGTGGTCCGCCGGAACGGGGGCGTACGACCCGTAGGTCATCCAGGCACCCGCGTCGTAGTACCGGTCCAGTACCTCGGCCACGTCGTCCCGCGCGAGCTGGTCGTCCATGTCCAGGAACACGACCACGTCCTCGTCGTTCGGGTCCAGCGCGCGCCACGCCGTGACCTGGTTCGCGAGCGCGTACCGGCGCTGCTGGTTAACGATGTCCAGCCAGCCGTACTCTCGGGCGTAGTGCTTGACGATGCCTGCGGTCCCATCCGTCGAAGCGTCGTCCACGACGCATACCAGGAACGACTCGCGCTGGTTGGCGAGCGACCGCAGGCAGGCCGCGGCGCGTTCGGCGCAGTTGCGCCCCGTGACGACCGCTAGGTAGCGCATCAGTCGTCGAAGATATAGATGGGCTTCTTCACAACCGCGGCGGCCGCGCCGAGGTCGTCCTCCACCAGGAGGGTGATGTGCTTCGCGATCGCGTCCGAAGGGGTAACGGAATCCGCGAGGTCCCGGAAAAACTGGGCGGTGAACGTCGCCACGTCCGCGGGCGTTACCGATTCGGCGGGGTTCAGCCCGACACTCCGCGCCGAAGCATCGGCCGTCGCGACCGAGTCCGCCGGGTTCAGTCCCACGCCACGCGCGGAGGCCTCGGCCGCCGTCGCGGCGTCGGCCGCGTCCCGGAAGAACTCGACGGTCAGTACGGCCGTATCCGCAGGGGTGGTCGAGTCGGTAGGGACCCGGATGAACTGCGCTACGAAGTCGGCCTGATCCGCAGGCGTGACCGCGTCGCCGGGGTAGTCGAAGGTTAGGAGTGCCTGCCCTGCCGCACCCGCACTCCGGGCCTGCGTGCCGGAAGCGCCACCGCCGCCTCCTCCAGGACGGACACCGGGGGCGCTGGCGCTAATGCCGCCGCCCACGCCTCCGTCCCCTCCCGCCGGATAGTCCTCGTCTGGGGCGAGCCCCGGGCCGCCGCCGCCACCCACTCCCGCGGCTGTTCCCGCCGCGCCGTTTCCGTCGGCACCGGCGGCACCGCCGCCACCTCCTCCGTTCGTACCAACACCTCCGCCTCCGCCGTTCCCGCCGGTAAAGGCCGCATCGTCGCCCGCGCCGACCCCTCCGGCACCGCCCGCGCCTCGCGTGGGCGCGCCGCCGTTCCCCCCCAGCCCGCCGCCCGCGCCGCGCACCAGGTTCGCCGAGTCCGCCGCGTTACGGAAGACGGTCTCGCCGCCCGCGGACCCGACCGCGCCCGCGCCGACCGCGATCCGGTGGGTGTTCCCGGCCGTGACGGCGTGTGTCCCGCGGCCGTAGCCCGCGCCGCCGCCGCCGCCGCCGCCGACGCCGGTCGCGGTGCCGCCCGAGCCGCCCGCGCCGTAGCACTGCGCCTCGACCTCGGTTACGCCGGTAGGGACCGTGAAGGTGGCATCCCCGGTGTGGCGGTAACGTATGCGGATGCGGCTCATCTAGAGCGGCTCCACGCACCACAGCACGGTCATCGACGCGGTTCCTACCCCTACGAACGGGAACGTTAGCCCCAGGGTGACGCCGGGAGGGACGATAATAGGCGCCGGGAGGTCGAAGGATACTCGGGTACCGGCCATCGCGCCGACGGCCATGCTCGAGGCGACACCCCCGCCCAGCGAGCCCGCCACAGTCGAGACCCGGGAGCGCATCACCTGTTTACACACGGGGCCGCCGATGCGTGCGTTGGCGATGAGGTTCCCGGCGCCGGGGACCGGGTTGGTGAACTCGGCCCCTGGTGCGGCGACTAGGAGTGTCCCGAACCCTGTCACTGTAGTTGCGACGACGAGCTGGTGAACGACCACGATCTCCCCGGTCGTGGAGGGATTCTCGAGCGTGACGTCCATGACAGGGTTGCCCGCTCCGATTGCCGACACACCGCTGCCCGCCCGGAACGCTCGGCCTTCAAACGCCGCGCGCTCTACCCGGCTGCCCGCCTCCAGGCTAGACAGGCGCGCGCCCATGTCGGTGAGGTGCGTATTCAGCTCACCCAGCCAGCCGTCCCACTCGGGGGTAATCCGAGTATCCTCTGTTCTCATGTTCATGATATGGTCAAGGTCCACGAGATCTGGAGCGTGTCGTTGGCGCCCTTATTGATGACCGCGAACGATGTGGATAGCCACATGTTCCCCGAGGACGATGCGTTGAACACGCCCGCCTCCGTCAGTGCCGCAGTCGCGTCACCGGCCGCCCAGTCGCCGACCATCGTCACGACCGCGCCCGACCGCGTCTTAGACGTCAGCGCGTTACGGTCGTTCTCGACCCCGAGCGCGTTCGCCCCGGGCGAGCCGGTGCCGACCGCCATGTGCGTCGGCTTGCCGAGCGACGGCGCGGCGAGGATGTTGTCGGCGATCCCTTCCTTGCCGTTGGTCGTGACCGTGTTGAAGATGTGCCGCCGCCGCTTGATCTCCCCGCCCGGCCCGCGGAGCGTGATCGCGACGTGTAGGGGCACGCCGCCACCTAGGTGGAGGCGTGCCCGCGCATACCGTAGGAACCCGCGCGCGTTGGCGCGGACGCCCCGTCCTTCGATGACTTGGTTCACTCTGCGACCTCCTCGACGTCGCCCGCTTCCTTGAACGCGGTGCCGGTCCGGCGGTCGAGCATAACGACCTCGCCCGGCCCCCAGAGCTTCTTGTTCTTAAAGATGCCGTTCCCAACGACGACCCGGTATGGGAACCGCTCGACCTTCTGCACGACGATCTCGTCCTGCGTAGGGTCGGTTCCGTCGAGGACCTCGACCTTGTGCGCCTTGCCTGTCATCCCGTCTCCCTCGCGTAGAGGGCGTCGCCCCAGCCGTGCCCGGTCATGTGGGTCGCGAGTCGCACGAACCCGCGGTCCTCAAGCCAGGCGTCCATCTCCGGCAGCAGCGCGCACCCTTCGTAGAGCTCCTTCTCGTTCACCTCAGTGTAAACCCACCGGACGCCCCCCAGGTACCGCTCTGCGCCCCTGAGGACGTCCAGCTCGGCCCCTTGGACATCCAGGTTCACCAGCGGGGCGGGGACCTGCCCCAGCGCACCTGAAGCCGCGAGAACGTCTACGGTCGTCGCCCGAGCGGCCCAGCTGCGAACATATGATACCTCGGGGTGTTCGGTCGCGTGTGTGCCGAGCGGTAGGATCGAGGACGACTGCCCGTTGGACGCCACGTGGAACGTGACATCCCGCTCTCGATCGGCGAGGACAGCGTGGACGACGTGGTGCCGCGCCACGGCCACTTTCAGCCGCAGGGCCGGAATCAGGTCGGGGTTCCCCTCGACCCACCAGACCAGCCCAAACCCCTCGCGCCGGTAGTCCCCAAGCTCCTCCGCCCGGTGGGCGCCCACGTGCAGCACCGGCCCCGGACGGACACCGTACTCCCGGACTAGGTCCCGCAGCGGGATCAGCACGCACGTTCCGGTAAGAGGGTGAAGGGCCACCACATCGCGCAGGCCTCCTCAGCGGACTCCCTTTTCATCCTGCGTCCACCTTCACCCAGGCTGTACCGTCTCCGAGAACTCCGACCCAGAGCGCCGCTCCGGCCGCGAACTCGTCCACTGCGTCTCGCACCCCATATTGTACCGCCGTGTAGTCGTGGAATGCTACTACTCCGCCTGGCAGCATCTTCGGCATCCAGTTATCGATATCCCGCCGGACGCCTTCAAGCGAGTGGTCCGCGTCCACGCACAAGAACGAGAGGGACCGGTCGGGTACCAGCGCCGCCGCGTCGGCCGTATCCATCCGCCGAACCACTGCCCGATCTCCGAACGGAGCGACCCGGCGGAGTGCTTCCCGGCGGTTCCTCCAGTGCCACGACTGCGGGTATACACCGTCACCACAGCCACGCGGCCCCGGCCGGTGCCGCCAGCTGTCTACCAGGTACACCCGCGGGAACTCCGCGGGCCACCGGAGCAGGTCCACGCTGAACAGTCCCTCGGCGACGCCCAGCTCCGCGGCGTCCCCGCCGGGGACGTCCGCGAGTAGCTTCCAGAGATCGCCGCGGCCGGTAAGCTTCACAGAGCCGCCTCCGCCCAGGTGTGCCACACACGAACTACACCCCAGCTAATATCCGCCTTGATGTACTGTGCTAATTGATGTAGGCGCTCAGGAGAGTCGCCAAGTAGCCCGAGGGCGGTATTACAGTTGTTGCACAAAAACCCCCGCGTCCTGCCTGTTTTGTGGTCGTGATCGCGGCAGACACGATCCTGGCCGCCACAAGCGTGGCAAGATATCCCCAGCTGAGCCCACTTTGTAGGTCGTCTGTGAGACGCAGCGATCTTAGCTCTAGTCTGTTGTGAGTGCCGCCCACAAAGACAATCTTGGGGGCACAGTCTGCCTTCTTGGGCAAGCCCAATATTACGACGATGCTCGGGGGAGAGCCGCTTTCCCTGCTTGGCAAAAGACATTTTTAGACGGGCTTCGTCCGAAGCAGTCCGCCCCCGGCTCGCCTCCGAAAGCTTTTTCCGTGTCTCGGAAGACGTCGTATGGCGCGCGCACGTGCAACCCGGCTTGCATTTCGTACCCGCCACATCGTGGCGCCCGCAAGTGCAGCCTGCGCTACACTTCATTCTAGCCACCCCGGCTCTGGGGTGAAGTCACCCATTCGTTCTTGGAACCAATGAGGCCCCAGCGCCGCGAACCCAGAGAAGATGGTGTCGCCATCCCCGATGTCAGACCTGTTGTCAATCTGACGAACGCAGCCCGGCACGAAGGCATAGGCGCGGAGGAAGGGCTGCATCTCAATGAACGTGGTGTCTATCCCCGGGCTGTGCGGCAGGCGCGCGTCGAGCCCGCGAAGGATGGCCGCGATCGCGTCGCGGTGAACCAGGTAGCAAAACGTGGAAAAGGCCCCGTAGGTCTGGACAATCCGTGGATGCTCCGTCTCTTTAGCGTCCCTCCCAAGATCCTTGTGCCACTCGGCCTGTGAGTGATAGGTGCCTCCGAACCAGAACACATCCACCAGCTCGACAGCCATGAACTCCTCGATGATCGCAAGCCGCTCGTGGAAGTCGGAACAGAAGCGCAAATCATCTTCCATCACGAAAGCGTGCTGCCCGCGGCGCAGCGCCTCCCACATCACAGCCGTCTGCCCCATCCAACATCCGAGGGCGCCCGGAGTCCGGCTCAGTATCGTCTCCACCCGCGCCGGATCGCCGAGCCACTCGCTCGGCAGCGGCCCGCGCGTCCGGGTGGCGCGGAGGCCCACGCGCGCCAGCTCCTGCGTCATATGGTCCAGGCGGTCCGGACGGCTGTCCAGGTTCACGAACGACCGGTAGCACTCGTCCAGCAGGGTCACGGCGCCACCCGCACGTCCAGGGTGTCAGATACGAGCGTTGTCCGTGGGTCGGTCTCTCGGTTCGTCCTGTACTTGAAGCTACTCAGAACTTCCTCTGGGATCCAGGGGTCCTGCGAGTCGTGGACGACAAACAGCAGCGTGAGCGGCCGAAGCGAATCTAAGAAGAGCCACCTATTCCAGCCTTCCCCATCTACCAAGACAACATCCCACTCTAGGTTAGGTAGCTCGGCAAAGTCTGTCACTACCGGCTGGGAGAACCGCTGCCGAAGTTCGACGGCCCACGCTTCATCATACTCATAGGTCCACGCCTCTCGGCCGGACTTATACGCCCGGTGGACCGCGGGGCTCGAGAAGTACCCACCGCCGAGCTCGAGCACTGGGCCGGTCGTACGTTCGAGCGCCCACTCGAACCAAGGCATGAACGACCCGACGGCCGGGTTGGCGCTGCCGGGGTCCCAGTTCACCGTATCACCACGTCCTCCTCGGGGTAAGGGTCATCTAGGTTGAGACTCCAGGGCGGAGTGCCCACCACGAACGGACGACCCGTGAAGTATTCCGTGGCGACGGCATACTCCGGCTCCCAGGCGGGGAGCTGGATGTTCCGCCGGTGCCACGCGAAGATCGCGTTGCAGTGCGTGACGGCCGCGAGGCCATACCCCTTCCCGTTCGCTACCCGTGTAAGCGCGGCGACCGACGCACCGACACGCAGGCCCAGCCGCGCGGGCTCCACGTCCATGTGGTATGGGATGGTAGGGTTGTGCTCGATCACGATGACAAGCGGATCAAGACGGTGAGGCTGGAGCGCCTTGAGGAGGAAGATGTCGTCCCCGTCCACGTCGATGGAGAGTAGCGCGGCTCCGGGGTTTAGTAGGGCGTTCACGTTGGCGGGCGTGGCGGCCTCGCGGACGACTATACAGTTGGGCCCCTCGAGCGCGGCCAGCGCTTCGTGGTGTCGCGGATCGGGTTCCACGAGCACCGTGCGCCAGCCGCGCTCGCGGAACAGCCGCGAGTTAGAGATTTCCAAGCCATCGCCCGCTCCTATATCAACGACTGTCGAGCGGGCGAGGCGGCCCAGCAGCGCGTCCACGATCGTATCTTCGCCGTACTGCGCGTAGGTCGTCACGGGACCGGAACCCTCGCGATCAGGACGTCGTCCGAGAACTCATCCGAGTCCGCGGTCTCGAACAGGTACAGCGGGTTGATCTGCCGCACGCGATCACGGACCTGCTGCTCTGTCGGCCACCCTGCCTCGACACCCATCAGCCGCCGATCGTCGATCAGGAGGGTGTGCCGCTTGATCGGGTGCTCCCCGATGATGTCTAGCTCCTCCAGCAGCGGGTGGTCTGCCTGCGCGCCACCGTCCCGGCCGCCGACTTCGCCATTCCCGCCGCACCAGTGCGCGTCCAGCCAGAAGACCGCCGGGCGGCGCAGGTGCACGGTCACGCCGCGGAGAAAGTCCCGCGAGTCCATCAGGAACAAGTGCGCTCGATCCCGGCGCCCCTTGAAGCGGTGGCAGGCCCAGCCGAACGCAAACTCCGAAACGTCGCACGAGTAGACTGCGACGAACCCCGCCCGAAGCGCGCAGCCCACGCCGTCCCCGCGGTGCGTCCCGGTTTCGACGAAGATGCGGTGCTCCTCTGCTTCGGGGAGGAACCGCTCGAGCAGGCCCGGAGCTAGAGGCATCAGCGCATCCTCCGTAGCCGGTCCTCGATCTCGAGCTTGTACTTCTCTAGAGTGGCGGTGTGGTTCTTCACGAAGTGCGAGCCCGGGTGCATCCGGTGATGGTACATCATCCCGGGGACGAAGTGAAGCGACCGCCCGGAGGCCAGCCAGCGCGCGTTCATCAGGATGCTATCCGCCGTGACGGGTCGCGCGCCCGGATCCCAGACGTCTAGGTAAGCGTCGCGCGAGACTACGTGGTTTGCGGTGTTGAGGGCGGTCAGGAACATCGGCCGGTCCAGGTGCTTCGCGACGGTCTCGCGCGTCACCGTCAGCCCCCCGAACTCTCGGTAGTCAAACTCGGGCATGGCGAACGTAGGCAGGTACGCGACGTCGTCCCGCCGCTTGCGGGGGATCCAGTCCAGGTACTCTGTGGTCGGGATGTTGTCGCTGTCGAACAGGACGACCCAATCGCGGCGCGCGCTCGCGACCGCGGCGGCCTTCGCCGCGTAGCAGTCCTCGTTCTTGTCGTTGCGGCAG